AGCTTCAGATTATTTAAACCATATTTTCTTAAAAGAGAATAATGGATTTACAGCATTATATACTGCATTTAAAGATGCACTAATTCAAAAAAATGGAATTTTAAAAGTTTATTGGGATGATTCCCAAAAGACTGAAAGAGAAGAATATACAAGATTAACAGATGATGAATTTCATGATTTAGTTTCTGATGTTCAAGTTAGAGTTTCTAATCATTCTGAATACAAAGAACCTATTACAGATGATGCAGGAAAAGAAATAGATAAAATTGTACTTCATGATGTAGTTATACATAGAACAAAATTATATGGTAGAGTAAGAATAGATCCAGTTCCACCTGAAGAATTTTTAATTGAAAGAAGATGCAAAGATATAGATTCAGCAAACTTTGTAGCACATAGAGTTAATAAAACTAAAACAGAATTAGTTGAAATGGGATATGATCCTGATTTAGTTTATTCATTACCAACAGGTGATGGTGAAACTTATTCTGAAGATAAATTTATTAGACATCAAAATATAGATTTTGGTAGAGGAGAATCTACTGGAGACAAATCTACTGATATGGTTTTAATTCATGAATGCTATATTAGAATGGATGTAGATGGAGATGGTGTAGCAGAATTAATAAAAGCTTGTGTAGCAGGTGATGGTAAAAAATTATTAGATGTAGAAGAAGTGGATACAATTCCATTTATATCTATGACTCCTGTTATTATGCCTCACAGATTTCATGGAAGATCTATTGCAGAATTAGTAGAAGATATTCAATTAATTAAATCTACTGTTATGAGACAAATGTTAGACAATATGTATCTAACAAATAACAATAGAGTTGCCATCCAAGATGGTCAAGTTGCTATGGACGACTTATTAACTAATCGTCCTGGAGGAATCGTAAGAACTAAACAACCACCTCAGAATGTTATGATGCCTATTCAGGCTCAACCCATTACTGAACAAGCTAGTGGTATGTTGGCGTACTTAGATTCCATTAAAGAAACTAGAACAGGTGTTAGTAAAACATCACAAGGATTAAATCCTGATAGTTTAAATAATAGTACTGCAACTGGTATGAACCAAGTTTTAACTCAATCTCAAATGAGAATGGAGTTGATTGCTAGAATCTTTGCTGAAACAGGTGTTAAAGACTTAGCAATAAAAATGTTTGAATTGATATGTAAATATCAACAAAAAGAAAAGATCGTAAGAATTAGAGGTAAGTATATACCTATGAGACCTTACGAATGGAAAGACAGAGTTAATGTTACTATCCATGTTGGATTAGGTACAGGATCAAAAGAACAACAGTTGATTCTGATTAATGCTATTTTAGAAAGACAAATGTCTGCAATTAATCTACAACAGAATGTTCATGGTCCAATGGTTAATTTAAGAAATATTTATAATTCTTTAAAGAAATTAGTTGAAAATGCAGGTCTAAATAGTATAGAACCTTTCTTTATGGATCCAGATGTAGGAGCAGCTCAAATGCCACAACTTCCACCTAAACCACCTTCTGAATTTGAGAAGGTAACTTTAGCACAGGTTCAAGGTGAAAACCAAAGAGCACAGCTAAAAGCAGAAACAGAAGTTAAACGTATTGAGGCACAAATGAGACAAAATCTTTTAGACTTTGAATTAAAGATAAAAGAAATTGAACTTAAATATGGATCTAAAATAGATGAACTAGAATTGAAACGAAGATCTATGTTAGAACAAGAAGATCTAAAATCATCTGGTAATCTAATGAAAGAAATAGTAAAAGGACAAGAATCTTTTTTTAACACTAAACAACAAATAGATGGACAACAAGGAAAAGCAAGTCAGGGAGGGCAAGAAAGCCGAACAACTCCTAAACGATCCCCTGCTTAAAACAGCATTCGAAGATCTTCTGGAAATTTATAAAACAGAAATCTTTAATACAAAATTCACTGAGAGTGAACAGCGTACATACCTTTGGGTAGCCTACAATTTAGTAGACAAAATCAGAGGACATTTACAAAGCGTCATGGCAAGTGGAAAACTAACTCAACAAGAGTTAGACCAATTAAATAAAAGAAGTTAAGCTAACGCAACTTCAATTACGTCAACCAACACGAAAGGAACGTTATGGCAGAAGCCAACAACATACAAGGTGCAGCTGAAAAGATTTCAGGATTATTGAATCCAAAAGATCAACAAGAAACTGAAAGCAAAGCAGCAGAACCATCAGAGACACCTGAGAAACAGGAAGCTCCAGAAAGTCAACCAACGTCTGAAGGAACTAAGGAGCAAGTAACTGAAAATACTGAGACAACAGAAGAAACGCAAACAGAATTAGAGGAACCAGAACTCCACCGATTAAAAGTACAAGGTCAAGAGTTAGAAGTTACCCTCGATGAACTGAAGGCAGGTTATTCTAGAGACTCAGATTATAGACAAAAAACTCATTCTTTAGGTATGGAAAAGAGAGATCTTGAAAATCAAAAGAGTAGTTTGCGTCAATCTTATGACACTCGACTATCAGAGTTAAATGAACTAATTGCAACTGCTGACGCTACTGTCAGACAACGTCAAGGAAGTGAAGATCTTCAAAGGCTTTATGAGGAAGATCCCACAGCTGCAGCCAAACTGGACTACCAGTTAAGACAAGAAACAAGGCAGCTAGAGGAAGTCAAATCTAAAGCTAGAGATGCTCAAGCTAAACAATACAATGAATTCCTTGAAACACAGCGTGAGTTAGCAGCACAACATATACCAGAGTATACAGATCCTAATAAATCAGATCAGTTTAAATATAATATGCGTAAAACATTACACAATTATGGTTTTAATGATGATGAAATAGGATCACTTGCAGATCATAGATTTCTTATGGTTGCAAAGGATGCAATGAGCTATCAAAATTTGAAAGATAAAAAACCTATCGTTCAAAAGAAAGTAGCTAATGCTCCTAAAGTAGTAAAAGCTGGTGTTGCAAAATCATCAACAAGTTCTGGTAGAGAGCAAATAAGACAAAAGATTGGCAAGTTAGCAAAAACAGGACATTTAAAAGATGCCTCTAATGCTATACTTGACATGATTAATCTTAAATCTCAACAAAGAAAGTAACAACAATGGCACAACCAACAAACACGTTTGATACTTATGATTCAGTCGGTGAAAGAGAAGATCTTTCTGACGTAATCTATAATATCTCACCAACAGATACGCCATTCCTAAGTTCAGCTGCAAAGACTTCATCTTCTGCAGTACTTCACGAATGGCAAACAGACGCACTAGCTGCAGCTTCAACTTCTAACGCAGTAATCGAAGGAGACGAAGCAACTTTAGACGCTGTAACTGCAACAACTAGATTATCTAACTCTTGTCAAATTATGGACAAAACAGTTGTAATCACAGGTACGCAAGAAGCAGTTGATAAAGCTGGTAGAGCATCTGAATTAGCTTACCAAATCGCTAAAAAAGCTAAAGAGCTTAAAAGAGATATGGAAGCACAAATAACAACTAACAATGCAGAAGTTACAGGTTCAGCTACTGCTGCTAGAGAAATGGGTTCTCTTGGAGCTTGGGTAGCAACTAATGATGTAATGGGAACTTCTGGTACTTCAGGTTCAGTAGGTAATACTGCTAGAACTGATGGTACTCAGAGAGCGTTCACAGAAGATCTTTTAAAATCTGTAATTAAATCAGTATGGGATGAAGGTGGAGATCCAACTATGATTATGGTTGGTCCTTTTAATAAGCAAAAATTATCAGGATTCACTGGAAACAGCACTAGATTTGACGCAGGTGCAGACGCTACTTTATACACTTCAGTAGACGTATACGCATCTGACTTCGGTCAATTGCAAGTTGTTCCAAATAGATTCTCTAGAGATAGAGACGCTTATGTTTTAGATATGAATTACTGGGGAATAGCCTTCTTAAGAGACTTCTCTATGCATGAATTATCAAAAACTGGTGACTCTGAAAAGAGACAGCTTTTAGTAGAAGCAACTCTTGAATCTAGAAATGAAGCTGCATCAGGTCTTGTTGCAGACTTAACTACTTCATAATAATATATAACTGTTTAGGCGAGTAACCTTTAATCTGCTCGCCTAGCAGCATTTCAAACAATGAAGATCTGAGATAGGTTAGGATCGGAACATTAAAGGAATAAAATGAGAACATTAAACGACTATTTTTTACACGCACAAATTGCTGACATTAGTACAGCATCATCAACTTTCGTACCAGTACCAGATGGTGGAAAAATTATTAAAATTATAACAGCACTTCAAGGTGCTATTGGCACAGCAGATGCTGCTATCACTTTTGAAATTGGTGGAACAGCAGTAACAGGTGGAGCAATTACAGTTGCAACTGCAAGTTCAGCAGCTGGAGATGTAGATTCTGCAACACCAACAGCAGCAAATAGAGTAGAAGAAAATGGAACTATCGAAATGATTACTGATGGTGCATCTTCTAACACTAGAATACTTAACGTAACATTTGTTATAAGAAGATAATTAAATAGGACTAATGTTCCTGGAACGTTCTGGGAACATATCCTAAACAAAAGGAGAATAATACATGAACTATGGTTTAAGACATGGAACTGTGCATAAGCTAACTTCTGGAAGTTCATCTTCTGCAAGCTCAGCTTTTTCAGCTAACATATCATACATAAGAGTTGTAGGTACTATTGCTTGTCATATACATATAGCAGTATCACCAACAGCAACTACAAGTACTACTTATTTACCTGCAGGAGAAGTTGAAGTTATTAAAGTTTCAACTGGAGAAAAAATTGCAGTATTAAGAATTGGTGGTTCTGATGGAGAATTATACGCTACTGAATTAACTGAGTAATGGCTAGAGTAAGAGCAACCGAATGGAATGCTGATGCTACCAAG